CCCATCGGTGCGATACTTCAAAAGCAAGCGCATCTCATCTAGCGACCAACGCCTCTTACCCTTCTTGGTTTTTTTTGCTTTCTTACTCATAGTTTTTCCTCCTGTTTAAAATTTAGTTTTATTGCGTTGGTTATTTTCTTTGTATTTTATCCTATAGTTATTCACACCGACAGAGATGTCAAAACTATCAATTTATTTACTTTGTCATTTGTTTCCCGTGTATTCGTGAGAATAAGAAAAAACATTTCTTGGAACCCAATTAAAATTTCTGTTCTCACCTGTCAAAGAACGAACTTTCATATTTTTAGAAGTTGATCTCCATTTGGCAGATTTATTTCGGTATTCACCCATGCGCGGATGAGTTGTCTTGCTAAAATATCTTTTACCTTCTTCAATATGAATTTGTCCTATAGCGTCACTTAAACGGACACCAATGCCAAGACCTTGATAATCAGGAAGAACGACAGTTCTGTGTCCTCTATATGCGTTTTTTAAAGTCCCACTTGGCATAGTTAAAACAGAGGTAAATCCAACGACATTTGATCCCCAGAGGCATACCCAGTGTTTT